CTGTCTCGGGGTCATAGATAGCGGGGAATCCATGTTTCCAACCCTCGGGCGGGTCAACCCATAATTTAGTCATGTGTTTCTCCACTTAAGCATCTCTTCAATCATGCGAGCGGCTTCGTAGAAAGACTTGTTATCAAAGTCCACCTGATAGATTTCTTTATCGGTTAGACCTACCCACTCCTGTTTGTATGTTTGTATATCGTCGTCTTGCTCGATTTGTTGTTTCATTTTTCCCATGTAACCTCCGAAGTAGTTTCTATCCACACTTTTGCCCCGCAAGACAAGGGTTTGTCGGGGCTATACACCACAGTACTAGGACCGTTAATCTGCACGCTACTTGCGTACGTATTACCCTTGTAGGTCTTTATTGTTAGTACAGGGTCATGTCTGCCACTCTTAGCGTTGGCTCTGACCACGTGTTGGTTAACGTGTATTTTTGTTTTCATTTTCGATTGCGCGGCTCAAATACCACTGCGCCTTCTTCAAGTCCTCCAACTTCTGACCTTTATGGTCAGCTCGGGATACATACTTAATGACGTTGCCAAGGTGGTAACTTAATTCCTTCGCCTCGATGTAGTCGATAGTCTCTATCCCGCCCGCCTTGTAATGTGCGGGGTGATTGACCATGTCGGCTAAACCACGCCCGCTAATCCCGCTAGCAGTAGCCGCGTACCCCGACCCTTGCATGAGACGCTTACCTGTAATCGGGTGGCGTCGGTCACGTCCACTCGTCTGTTGGTACGCTAACTCTGCCATGTGCGCGAGTGGTGTCCGTGTGACTGTGTCTTTCACCTCGGGTAAGCCCGTCGATTTTGTTTTATGCAAAACTTGATATACATACTGCACCGACATCTTTAATGCTTTGGCAACTTGTGCGGGTTTAGCATCAGGATGCGCTGATACGTATGAACGTATCTGTCCTGCTTTGTTTACTTTCTTTTTAACCATTTCTAGCTCCTTCGTTATGATCACATGAATGAACGGGGCACCATCCCCGACACGTAAAGTTAGGCTTAGCGTTCCATACGTTATTGATAACGGACGTTTCTAATTGCCCAACATCTGAAATCCAACCAGTCCACAATTCGGCTTGTGAATCTGCTGAATAAACAGTCTTTACAAAGTCATCGGCAAATAGGAACAGCAGTCCTGCTTTGACGCGCTTAACTTCCGGATAGTGTTTGAACAAAGCTAGAGCGAGTATCTCTAGTTGTTTTAGGTCAGCGTATTTACTTTTGGTACCGGTCTTGTAGTCCACAGTAAGAATCGTGTCGCCTTGAACGATGATGATGTCGGCAATGCCACGCCACCAAACATTCTTATCAAAGAACCCGCAAGGCTTAAAGTCTATGGTCAAGCCAAGCTTGTTCTCACATAACTTCTTACCCTCCATGTCCTTCAAAGACTTGAGCGCTGGTTCGATGTTGCTGTATTTCTGAGGAATAGGTTTATCCTGTTCCACATACTCATGCGCTATCTTGTGAATCTCATTACCAAAGGTCATAGCTTCGCCGGGCTCTTCCTTGATATCCTTTGCTACCTTTAGGTGATAGTATTTCTTGGGACACTGTTGGTACAGAGCCAAGCTACTATACGACCAAGTTAAAGCTTTCATTAACAATCTCCATAGTTTTGAGCCGTTCCTGACTCGCAGTTGAGGGGTAGACCAACGGCCCACTTGGGGGGTGTGCGCATACATTGTTCAATGTAATTACGAGCTTCGTCTGCCTCGTCGATTGGGACTACACAAGCTATGGCATCGTGGACGGTGAGCACGACGCGATAACGTTTCTCAATGTTGATCATCTGCTCTCCGATGATGCAACGAGCAACCGCCTGACATATGTTTTCGGCAACCTTGCCGCCGTAAATTTTGTTACGCCCATTACGGGTTAGGTATGTGAACTCACCACCGGAAGTACGAGTTAACTCGGGGTAGTTTAGGTATAGCCCATTCGGTAGCCCTATACCCGTGAACGGCGTTGTAAACATGAGGTTCTCTCTGTCAACTTCTCTCTCCGTGCCAGATACAAGCGCCACCAATACGGAATTTAGATGTAGCCACCACCCAGAGATAGCGGGGTTACTGTTTCGGTAAGCCTTGATGATTCGCTTACACATATCTAGGTCTACGCTTTTACCCATGTTGGCAAGCTGTTTCTGAAACTTATCCGCGCCCATGCCGTAGCCAGCGCCAAGAACCGTGGTCTTGCCGATGAAACGTTGCTCAGCTGTTATGCCGTCTACAGGTGTGTCGTATATTTGCGAAGCCATGTGCACGTACACGTCAGAGCCGGACGCGAACAACCTAGTCAGATTAGTCTGCCCCGCCAGCCATGCCAGCACGCGGGCTTCGATCTGCGAGGAGTCGCAATCAATAATGGTGTAACCGTTAGGTGCGATGATGCACCGCTTGAGTTTCCCGCCCGCATCGCCCCTGCTAGGTAGATTCTGTAAGTTAACTTTGTCAGACCCGCCCCACCGCCCAGTGTGCGCGGCGTAGTATCGAAGTGGGATAGGCAGTCGTCTGAGGGTGCCGCTTATGTGTCCACGCCTTGCGATCTCTATGAATCGCTCGGTTCTTGTCTCCTCCAGCGTAGACTTTGCGCCCAATCGTGCGGCTACTATAGCCTGCACGTCAGGGTTAGGGTGATCTAGCAGAGCTACGAATTCTTCGTCACTCTTTGCGAACGCATAGGTTAACTTGCCAGTAGCGGGGCTTATCTTCTGCGGGGGTAATACTTTGTGCTGTAGTAACAGATCAGCAAACTTAGCCGAGCTATTCAAGATTTCTTTGGTGATACCAGAATCAGTGAACAACTTCTCTTTGCGGGTTTTCACTTCAGCTAGATGTGAATGCAGTCTCGCTACGTCCAACTCCAACAACGGGTCGCTGAACATACGGATGGTTATATCTATAAGGCGCTTCTCTTTAACTGGGAAGCTCGCATCAAGTTCTCTAAATAACTTATAGGTTAGTTCCACGTCATTGATGCAATAGCCAGCATACTCGGCTAACTGTTGTTGGGTGAAGTCTGCTAGGCGTTTACCCTTAGCGTCGTTAACCTCAAGCCCTTTCCTACCTAACCCAAACTCCTCGACCAGCGCCGCCAGCCCGACCTTAGCATTAGGACCAAGCGTGGCGCGAGCCATAGATAGAGTATCGAGCCAAGCTTTCGGGCGCTGACCAAAGACCCATGTCAATATAGCGGCGTCAAACATAGCGTTATGGGCTAACACGAAGTGGTTGGGCCAATCGAAGCCCGCCAGCCACTCAGCCGTTTCTTCCAGTGACCCTGAGAACCATTCGGCAGGGGCGTCGTTGACCTTGACCGCTACCCCGATCACCTCGAACAAATCACTGCGCACATACTCCTCCGTTGTGACTTTCGTGAGAGAAAAGTCAGCCGAGTAGTAAGTCTCAAAGTCTATGGTGATCATTAGAAGTGCTTCGCAACACTCTCTGCCATCATCTTGTCAACCTCAGTGTCGTATCGACCGCTTGCTTTGTATTTGTATGTGTTAGCGTCGTATGTTTCGGGTTTGTTGATGACGATCTCCATCGCCTTACGCAGTAACTCGTCGCGCTTAACTAATTTACGCACCCTACGAACTGTGCGACTAAGCATCCACCGCTCAAACTTAGTTATGTCACGCTCGAATTCGTCGGCGAACATAAGTATCTTGTCTAGGTGACTGGTATCGGGGTTTTGTTCGAGGTTCTCGATTAACGCAACAAGTTGCTCAGGGAGCCTACCCCGTAGAATTTTCTCTAGCATTGTTCTCTTTCTCTATAGTGTTTAAGATGATCTCTACCAAATCTATGTTGGTTTCGTTTACAACGACGGCTATGCCGTTCGCTTTTTTTATGTTGGCAAGTTCTCGTTCTTGTAGTGCTGTTGTCTTTCCCTTGCCAGCTTTGCACTCGATGGCTACGAATAGCCCGCGATAGCATATTATGATATCAGGAACTCCAGCGCGACCCATGCCGTAGGTTGCGGGAAAGAAGTAGTATGCACCATATCTCTTGAGTATGGCTACAATCTTATCCTTTACTTTGCGCTCTGGTGTTGTCACTTTACCCCCTGTGTGACTACTATTATATGGGGTTAATTAGACTAAGTCAAGTGGTTTGATAAAAAACTTTCCGACTTATTGTCGGTTTGTTTTAGGCAAAAAAAAGACCCGCACTTGGCGGGTCTAAATGGATACTATTGGATTCTATTATATAAGGTAATACTTACCTGCACTAGCACGAAAGCCTACATCTCTTACCATCTCGTTGTCTTGCATAAGTTGCAATACAGCGATCTTCTCTTGTTGGCTTTGCGATAGTTCTTCATAAGTTTTGCACTCTACTTCGGTAGCACCTGCATACATGAACATGCCACCGACTTCAACAACGGGATACCTAGTCGAGGACGAGACACTGTAGGCTACATCGTAGTCCTCTACCGCTTTCTTATACTTGTCGGACATCAGGGCATCGCGGGTATCCACGATCTCCCGATCTGTGATTGGTATGTTGTGCAGTAGGAAATACGCTAGTAGCTGAACGCTGGCAACAGACTTAATAAAGTTAGAGTGTTCAATAGGTGTGACAAGTTCTCGGTGCGCCCGATTAAACTTATTCTGTAGTTCTTCTACACCTTTCTCATACACCTCCAACCTATTCTTTGGCTTAAACAGTTTCTTACACTCGCGCGTTATGGTCTCTATCTTAAGGCTAGAAGTTGTATTCCGATTACCGCGACTCTTGTTTAAGCGCCAGCTATTTACATAGTAAACAAAGCGCTGGTCCGCGTTTGACCTATAGTGCGTGTCTACACCCACAAGACCTAGCTTCTCATCATCTTCGCTCACATCAACCGCGCGGATATAACTAAACCCCTCGGGCGCTCTATGCTCAGCTGTCGGGCTGTAGCCCTTGTAGTCGATCATTGTCTCGTATTCGCTAGTCTTCTTGTTTGACGAAAACACCCACTTAGGGTTAATCAGTGTTAGCTTATCAATCAACGCCTTCAATGAAGGGTCGAGCATCATATCGGCGTCGATACGGATACTTACAAATGCAGTCATACTATCTCCTTACCAGTTAAATTTACTAATGATTTCATCTACGCTAGACTTCAGCTCTTGACGAGCGCTTGGCATCTTGCGTAAATCCTCGGGGTCTATGCCCAACACCGTATGCTCTAGCATACGTCTCGCTTTTTCTAGCTCCGGGTCTTTCGTTACATTCAAACGAGTCAGCAGATCACACAAGCCTACCGCGTTGTTAACGATAGAGTCTCGGAAGATTTTGCGTTTGCCGTCTGGTGAGTCAGTCAATGTATCGCTCATCTTTGTGAGTAGTTCGTGCAGTCTCTCCCACGGGTCACGCATGGCTTCGGCTAACTTGTCGTTATACATCTTCTCGTATTGGTCAGCCAAGTCTTGACGAACTCGGTCCTCGCACTGCAAGCGAAAGTCACCCTTCTCTGGAACAGGGAGAAAGTTAGCGACAAACTTAAAACGACGGGGCAAAGAGTCCACAGTTGGGAACTCTGACGCATCGAAATACTTGCCGAGTTTGAAGGCTTGCGCGTTGACCAGCGTTGGATAAACTGCTATGAAGTCATTGACTAACTTGTAGAAGTTGTTCTCCATCGTGCCTAGTTGCTCACGATAAGAGAAGAAGTTCTCCATCGGTAGTAACCCTACGCCCTTCATCCAAGGCAAAGTCTGTGTGCCATTCCATGCACGGCATTTGGCGGCATACTTCTCGATCTTGTCGAGGTGATCACTGCCCGCCATGAGATACTTGTAAACCGAACTCGCATCTTGCGATGCTTCCTTCGCTGTATTCAAGTCAGCAGTTGTTTCCTTGTCACGCTTACGCGCAGTCCAAGTGCTAATGCGTAGTTCGACTAGCATAGCCATTGACGATAATGAAATCGGTGGTGCAATCATATTAGACATATATCTCTCCAAGATAAGTTGGTTAAACAGAACTATCCGACACCATGTCGGTTAGTTTTTCGAGCGCCACGTCATTGAAGTAACAGTGGTTGGTTTTAGATGGGACTTTGCCCGCTTCTAATTCTTCTTTAGTGAAGACGGTATCTCTATGCACAACAGAGATCAATTCTTCAATATATTTTGTGAGGTTGTCTTTCTCGAAACGCAGATACCAACCTGTGTGGTTTTTGTAGTCGTAGTCCCGTGTGCCACCTTGTTTAAGGATGATATACATAGCGCTTACCCAGTTGTCGTTAGGCTCACTACCCTCCATCCAGTCAAGCACAACCTTGGCGCTTTTGGTATGCGACCAGTCTTTGCGATCTCGTGGGATAGGCATGTTGTCAGCGCAAACCATGTGCTTTGCGAATCTATCGCGAATCAAACTTTCATAGCCCATCTTGGAGTAATGATGCGCCCACGCTCGTTCAACAACCTTAGTCGTAGGAAGTCCACACGCTTCACGCAACTTTTCATGCGCCGACGAAGTCTCCTCTTCAAACTCACCCTGTTTGTTATCAATAGATGTGACCAGCCCCACCCAATCTATGAAGGGTTGATACTTAGCCATAATCTTTGTAGCCATTCTGGGTCTCTTGCGATAGTTGTATTCTTTAATATCACTTGACACCTTGAACCCGTCGCCGCCAGTTGTGAAGTGAAGGCTCTTACCACGCAACAGAACATACCTAGTCTGACCTCCAATGACAATGACCAAGCGACCCTTATCCCAGCCAAAGTGCATCGTCTTGGGTAGGTAGTAGTGCAAGGTGTGAACAGTGAACGCGGAGTAATGCACTGGCGCATCGACTGTAAAACTATTGTCTTTGTGCCACGCAACAAGTGGGTGACCATAGTAGTTAAGGCAAACATTCTCACCATCATCTACCGAGATGTTAGCCGCCGAGTGATAGCGACGCTTGCCAAGCGGTTTGACCGTCAGCCCACGAATGGGTAAGACATTATTGAAATGCGCTAACGCCTCGGCGTAGGAGTTAAGCGGTTTGATTTGGTATGTATTCATAGCGTAGAAGTTATGTTGTGGTGAATCGAACATTACGACACCTTGTCGGTTAGTTTGTCTCGTTGAAAAAGACTGCGATCAAATGGCGCACCACCTGACCGTTAGTCGGCTCGAACCCCAGCTTGTCAACAAGGGCGGTCTTGACCTCTTGGAGGAGGTCATATGTTTCTTTGTTAAGGGCTACTGAGTAGCCTTGCGTTTGCTTCATCATTTTTTATTCTCCAATTCAATAGCCCGTTCGTTTGAATCCAGCTCCATGCGAAAGATTCCAGTCATCGGTGCGATAAAACACACATCGTTGCTTGGCTTCTGCACGCAAGTAACTGACCCGTTCTTGAGCCACTTACTGCCAATCGTTTGGCAAGAGTTGAGAACCTTGGCTACTTCCATAGCCTCGGACACACTTAGTAGGAACCTACTGCTACCTACATTCAAAATTACTTCTTCATCCATTTCTTTCTCCTAATACAAGGAACCACCCGACTAACGGGCTGTCGTTACTACAATCGACTTCGTATGGGAAGCCGTGGGAAATAAGACCACCAAAAGTGGACTGTGCCCTAAAGCCGTCCTCCCCCTCTGCTTCGACCATGTCCGCGCAGTAATCCCACAATTTCTGAAAGCCTTTGAGCGAATCGAAATTGGGGTAACCAAGAGCGGACCGTGCCATAGCAAGTGCAGTGAAGTGGTCATACATGTTGAAAACCTTAGCCATTGGGTCTATCTCTTTGATAAGCGCCATGCCCGCAGGGTTCAAGCGCATATGAAAGTTAGTCCACCCAACCGTGCAAAGGTTGTTCAGATGATGGATACACTCAACCAATGGGTCAGTCTCAGATAACAAGTTTCTGTCCATTCGGAACCTCGTAGTTATCGTTACCGATAATGCACCACAGAGTCGGCGCTTTAACGCCAGCCCATTTGGGTTTGTTGGTGTGCATATGCCCATCCGACAGCATCACGATCGCATCGGGAGTCAGGCGCTTCTCTTGCAAGAAGTCAACGACTACATCGGGGTCAGTGCCACCACCACCCTTGGGGTTAGTCTGATGCACAATGTCCGCAGTGCTACCCTTGTATGTCTCATGCCCCGCTACCTCAGCGTCCCAATAGATAACATCGACACGATCAGCACCGACACTCTTCACGCAACCATTCATCTCTGATAGGAAGTCAGTCAAGACCGGACCCTGTATCGAACCTGATGTGTCCATCGCAATGACGAGCCACTTCATACGCTTGCCCAATATGCTTGGGAGAATCACGTCCTGCCACAAGAAGTTCTTATGCGCCTTGCGCCACGATGCGGAGTCCCGATCTTTGAGCGAAGTGCGCACGAAGCGACGCAAGACTTCACGCCAGTCCACCTTGGGCTTGAGAAGTTCACCGATCTCGCGTGGCATGTTGCCACCGACCTTGCCAGCATAGATACCACCTTGGCGTAACACCTGCTCGATATCACGCTCGAGTTGTTTCTTCTCCTCCTTGGACATGCCGTCCGTCGCGTCTTGCCAATCATGGACGTCCATCGGCTTTAACTTACCGACACCTTGTCGGTTTGTTTTCTCCTTGCCAGCCCCGCCCGCCTCGTCGCCTTGCCCGCCACCTGTGGGGTTGTCGCATGGCTCGTCACCATCTTGCGGTTCTTCGTCCTCGGTCTCTTCGAGGAGAATGTCAAAGACCTGCTTGGTATCAAAGCCACGGAAGCGTGGGTCATACGCACCGATACGCTCACCTGTTTCTCTATCACGGGGAAACGCTAAGCAAGTCTCTTCGGGGTCCATGTCAACCAACTGCAAGTTGATCACATGATCACACGAGATGTTAGCCACGCCCGCGTTGATCTCCCATAGCGAACGCCATGTAGTCAGGTGACGATAGCACTTGTGCATGTTCTCGTGCATGATAAGGAAAGCCAATTCTTTATCTGTGAGAGAGTCCACGAAGGCGCGACCATACTTGGCATCGCGACCATTGGTGCTTGCAGTTAGATGCGGGTTGTCTGATATCTCAGTCTTACCCACCATGAATAGACCAGCGAACAATGCGAACTTGGGGTCACGCATCAAACTCACATGGACTACCTCTATCCGCTTCTCAGCGGGAAGTCGTGCTTTAACCAGCATAGTATTTACCTCCTAATGCGAAATCGTTTTCATGTAACACGGGGTTGCCGAGCGCAGTCTTCAGATGCTCAACCAATTCTTGTAGTTCCTCAAAGGTGTCGCCACCGATGAATGGGTTGCCATACGCATAAGGCTCGTTAGTCTTAGCGTTGTAATACACTTCCTTGAAAGTGAAGTAGTCATCGGTTCCGCCGTTCTCAGACGGGCAGTTCATTACTCTGTGATTCCAGTGCATCATGCTCTCCAAATGGTTATGTCCAAGACAGTTACAACAAAGCCTAAAAACAAGGCGATGCCAACTATCCAACTAATGTCGAAACTATCCGACTTCTTGTCGCTTTGTTTCATTTCGCGTTCCTGTTGTGTTAAGTTAGTCATGATTAGCCTTTCAAGCCTGCAAACATATACTGATTCTCACGAGCCCATGTCACGAATGACGGATGCGCCATGACCCACTGCTTCTTAGCAGATATCTCTAAGATAGAGTTGATGAAGACCGCTTGTGTCTCTTTAGGCATACGCTTGACATAACGCAACCAAGTAGCGAAAGACTCACGAGTGCAGACCATCACACCCTTAAAAGCAAGAATACAAAGAGCCGCAGGGCTAGTCGGTATCGGAGCTGTATCGGGCGAAGACTCGATAGACTCACGCGTTGGCAGTTGATCAGACAGAGCGATGTAAGCCTGTAAGTCACGCGATGCGGGCGCACCGATAGTGCCGTCGAGCGCCGCGATCAACGCGTTCTCTGTAATACGATCACGGATAGTGACCCAATGCGATGCCTTGTAAGCAGAGCGGGGCGAGAAGAACGAAGTCTGCGAAGCATCGGTTGGGTTGAAGATGTAAGGATTGTCCTTCTGCCCGCCGTCCATATACGACGCCATGCTATGCGGATACTCCTTGACCCACGCTTGAATCTCAGGTGCCACGCCCGCGTTGCCCGCCCAGACCAGCCATTCTTCAGCAGTGGGCTTCATGTAGGTCATCCATGTCTGACGATTGCGGGTATGCGCCTTGGCAGAGTCACCCACGCCGTCGCTGTCCATGTTGCCAGTAGTAAAGACAATAGTCTCGGGGTGCAGTTTGAATTCACCAAGTCTGCGCTCGTGGAGCAGTGGGTGTAGCGTATTGCGGACATAGTCATCTGTCTTTGTCCACTCGTCGATCATGATGACGCACGGCTCGTTGGTGTGCAGTCGATAGTTGTTGGCGGGATAGAAGTCCAAGGTGCGCGTCGTATGATTGGGAATAGGCATACCCGCTTGACCCACATCGGTGTTAGGTCCGTCGATATACACCTTGTGAAACCCAGTCTTCTCCACAATCACATCTTGGATAGCGGTCTTACCAACACCCGGTTCGCCAGTAAGGTGTATTGAGTTGTGACCCGAGTTGAGCAACAGATCAACGGTCTCGTTGAAGTTGATACGGCGGGCGAAAGATAATTCTCTTGACATTTTCATTTCCTAGATAAGTGAGGATAAAAAGAACATTGCGACAAGACGTCGGTTAGTTCGAACGCGGGTTTTTCTGATTCGTATCCATAAGAGTCTGAGGTGCAGACTCCGCCGTTACGAGCATGTATGGACCCTTGCCATACGGTTGCACTACGCACCAAGATGCGCGATCAGCAAGTGCGGCATCTTCACCGCACGTCATACAGAGTTTGAAACCTAAGTTCCAACGCTCCACGCGCACATCGTCACCGCAGTGAACGCATGCACGCCAGTCGAAGTTGCAAGCAACATCGTATTCTTTAGTTTTTTGAACTAGCATATAACTACTCCTTGAAATGAACATACCGACACGCTGTCGGAATGTTTGTGAACTATCGTTGTCATTTAAAATCTACTAAAGTAGATTATAGCATACTGATTAGACTTTGTCAAGTCCGTGTTCGTCATTCGAGCGCTGAGTTCGCATATTAAGCACCTGCGCCATTTCAGCAATAGTTAAAGAACGCGGTGGCACGAACTCAGTTGGTCCGTCACGCTCGGGGTCAAACACAAACGATGCTGTGTTGAGCAAGCTGTCGTAGTGTTCCCACGCAGTGCAAGTAGGGCATCCGTCCTCATGCTCAGCGCAACGCTCGCCCCAGTAAAACTGAACGGCTTCGTGCGTTGGGTTGTTGGTCGGTTCGTTTGATGTGTTGGCTTCTAATTCAATGCTCATACTTATCTCCAATAAAGGTTGAACTATCCGACACCATGTCGGTTAGTTAGTAGATGTAAGGTATTACTTAAAATCTACTAAAGTAGATTATAGCATATAGATTAGACTTTGTCAAGTCCGTGTTCTCTATTTATGGGCTGTGTTCAGGTTTTTACCCTTATCCAACAATCCCATGAATTCGTCGTATAGGTTATCGAAACCTTCCTCCTCCACGGCGGGTTTGTTCGCTTCTTCGATCTCTCGCTTCTGCTTCTCCACCATTGAGCGCATGACAAGCACAGGCTTGGTATCGGCGGGCGTGGCTGAGTCTGACTTAGCGTGGATAGATTCGGCAAAGCGTTTGTTCTTCAACCCCTTGCAGTCATAGCCCGCCACGCTCGCCGAGCGCGCGAGGACATCGCACATTGCGGGGTCTGTCGGCTTCATGGACTGCAGAACCGATTCTTCGGGTGCGATCAAATGTCGGTGCGAATCTTGCTCAGGTAGATCATCAAACGGGTTGACCTGCTTCTTGCGCTTCTCTCGAAATGGTTTGGCTTCGACATGATGCCAAGGGTTTACACACGAGTCAGTTGTGCACATTCTTGTGATGCGGGTAGAAGCTGGCGGGAACTTCACGATGGTGAACAGGATTCGGGCAACGGAAGTTGTGGCGAACTGTTGGGCAAGTGGGGACTGCGCCGTTAGTATGGGCGATGGGTTGTTCGACCCGCTTCGCCATACGATGCAATCGTTTCTTATAAAACAGTTTGAGAAAAGCGAGTCAGCATCGCGGTAACGGACTGGTCTGGACATGATAGAACTCCATTCTATAATAGATAAGGTAAGTGGCTTCGTTGATATAACTAGGCTTGAACATTATATAACTATTTGGGGAATTGTCAATAACCATGCGGGTTTGACGGTAATTATATAATATATGTTTAATGGATACATCATTGAAGGGTTAGTATAAAGAGATGTTTGGAAATTTTGTGGAGTTGGATGCGCCCTGCCCGCCCCGCCCGCCTAAAACGGGCTCAGAAAAAAGTTGCTTCATACTAACTCCACTTGCATGTATATATTAAATATATATTATATTATAAGAAGAGAAACTATAAAATATCCAATGTTTACGCGGGGTTAGGATTTTTACTTGTGCATAATTCTATAAGATTCGACACAGGTTATATACTTCCTGCTGGGTTTTCAACGGGGATAGTTATATAACCCAAGGCGTCTCTCCTCTGTGGGTTATGCCGATTATATAAGAATTAGGCATTTATACAACACTTTTTAGACCTGCTTTACACACGGCGAGGCGGGCGTGACGTCCAGCGCCCCCAAAAAGTAATACTAAATGAAACAAATCGACAAAGTGTCGCATTGTTCGCCTCGCCAGCCGAGCCGCAGCACTGTTCGGGCTAGCCCGTTTCTACAGAATAGGGAGATATGGGCGCGGACTACGCCGTTCATGCTACGCCGTTGGGGGAACTGGTTTCGCTCCACTTCGTTCCGCTAGGATACGGGAACTGGCATCGGGGCGGGCGCGACGAGACCGCGCGAGCCAAAAAAAACCGCCCGCCACGCGCGAACGCATGACGGGCAAGGATAGGCAGGGTTAATCAATGTATTCTTGATAAGTGAATTGCGCGTGGATTTCTCGCGGAGCAATGTGGTTGTTGTCCTCTTTGAAGTGCGCGAGTTTCTCTTCGCACTCGGAATACTCGCACATGACTTTCGCAAGCACACGCCTTTGAGTGCGATCTCTCGCCCCGCCAGTAACGGACTGAGACACAGTCACAAAGGTAAAGAACACCAACTCACCAATTAAGATATTAGCCATAAGAATCTCCAATAAAGAAAGAATAAAGAAAAACCCGCCATGCTCATAACATGGCGGGCAGGGTTTTAGCCGAGTGCTAACAGGGCGCGAGTCAGACGATCGTCAGCGTCAGCAGTGCCAGCCTTTGCCAATTCCTTGGCACGGGCAATGATCTTGTCACGCACTGCTTTGCGGGCAGTGTCCTCAGCATCAAGAGTAGGCTTCGCTCTGCGCTCGATTTCTTTCGTGACAGCCTGAGCCTGCGCGATCGACTTCGTATCACCCTTGGCTAACAGGTCAGCCTTGGCTTCGATCAACTCACCATCGGACTTGGCTTCAAAGACTTTGGCTTGTTCAGCCCGCTTCGCCGCCATGCGAGTCGCGGACTCGCTTGTTGCCTTTGGTCGCTCGAACCCGCACGATGTGCCGATGCGATTGATCGCGCGTTCCCACGACTTGCCAGCCGCTTCGTCAGTAGGCGCGCCCTTGTCACGACAGCCATTGACGAACAGACCGCGCACGGTTTTGAACTCAGCGTAAGGCAGACCCTTGACCAAGTCGAACAAAGACACATCACAAGACGCGAGCGATTTCTCGGCACGAATCTTGGCATCTTCTGCCGACCAGTAATCACGCCCCAACTGCTCGATCGTCTCGACCATCGAAGTCTCGATGGGCGCGCCGTTGAACATAGGGACATTGTCCGCGAGAACTGCAACAGCAGTGTTTTGGTTTGTTTGCATTTTGATTCTCCAAGTAAAGGACAGGCAATATTGCCACCGCACAATCAGACATGATGCGTCTGATTGTGCGCGTCGATCGCGGAGTTAGCATCTCCCCAACCGATAACTCTATTGTATAGATATGGTATGGAATAGGGGGAAACCGCACAGAGGTTTACAACCCAATCCAATCACAGGCAATCAAAAAAATTTTTCCTTCTTCGCCGACTACACCACCAAAATCGAAACGACTTTCTCCGACCCCACCCCTTCTCGAAAAAAAACTTCGCGCCGGAGAGACCCCCCACGCCCCCATTTCGCTCCGGAAGGGAGGTACGGACCATACACAGTGTTTTGCACACCCGGTTAGTAAAATTTAAAAGTGGGGGGAGGGGGGTATATTTTTTAAGTATCAGGTCGTGCGTTTTAAGTATCCAGTTGACCCCCCGGGTAGGAGTCTCAACCTCCCCTATTGACAAGTATGATATATTCCACAAAACAACGGAGTGCCCTTTTTCCTCCATGACACTGCAAATCACACCCGATAAAACGGTGCCTTATCCAGCGACGCTGGAGCCCGAAGTAGCTTCTACTCTGCATGAGAATATGCAGATAGCTGCCAACACCGCCAATCTTTTAAAAGAGTTGGGTGCACACGTCGACGATGATCCTGCAGCGCAGGGCAAGGCGGACGAGGTATTCAAAACATTTAATGAGCTGATCGTAGACCAATACGAGAAAGCTATGACTGCTGACGCCCCGCCAAAGCGAGGGCGAGGCAGGCCGCGCAAAGAAGTGCAGTCCATAGATAAGAATCCGCAGACGCTGTATTCCCTGCCAGTAGCAGAGCGAATCAGTAACATGTTGCAAGAATACGACAACCAATACGTAGCGGACGCGGCGCAGCTGCGCTTAGTCGTGACCAACAAGTTGTTGGACTTGGCGTCATGCGGTGACCCCAAGATAGAGATAAAAGCAACAGAGATGTTAGGAAAGATATCTGATGTAGGGTTGTTCTCTGAGAAGACGGAGATAACGGTAACCTATAACAACGTAACGGACTTGGATGCAGCCATTAAGGACAAAGTCCGTAAGATGCTCATGGCCCAAGGCGTGACAGACGTGACACCTATAGATATAGACTTGGACAAAGAGCTGGGTCCTATGTATATAGAAGAAGCCCCGCCCGCCCTGCCCGCCGAGGACATAGATGAGGGAAGCTAAGCCCGCCGCGCCTATGGACGCAGAGCTCCAAGCTCTGCTTGCCAACCTCGGCAAGTTGACTCCTGCGCAGAAAGCTGCTGTATTAGAGGACTTGAACCGCCGCGATGAGATGTTTGAGAAGCAGGTGGCCCGCGATACCTTCATGGGGTTCGTAGATAAGGTGTGGCCTGAGTTTATTGGTGGCAGACACCACAAGATAATGGCAAAAGCGTTTGAGAAAGTGGTCAACGGCGAGTCAAAGCGGTTGATTATTAACATGCCACCCCGCCATACGAAGTCAGAATTCGCTTCCTACTTGCTGCCAGCGTGGTTTTTAGGTAAATTTCCGCATAAAAAGGTGATCCAGAGCTCAAATACTGCTGAATTAGCGGTAGGTTTTGGTAGAAAAGTAAGAAATTTGGTGGATTCTGAGGAATATAAGGCGTTATTCCCCAATTTAGAGCTAAGAGCTGACTCAAAAGCTGCTGGGCGATGGAATACGAGTAAGAATGGTGACTATTTTGCGATCGGTGTAGGTGGAACTGTTACAGGTAAGGGTGCCGACTTACTCATTATTGACGATCCGCACTCAGAACAGGAAGCTGCGCTGGCTGCGACCAACCCAGATGTGTTTGATAAGGTCACAGAGTGGTATTCGTCAGGTCCGCGTCAGCGTTTGCAGCCGGGCGGAGCGATTATTATCGTGATGACACGGTGGGCGATGCGGGACTTGACGGGCCAAGTGCTCAAAGCGGCAGCAGCGCGGGGCGGGGATAAGTGGGACGTGATCGAGTTCCCCGCGATTATGCCTAGTGGTAAACCCTTATGGCCTGAGTTCTGGTCATTGGCAGAGTTGGAGGCGCTTCGCGAGGAACTACCTAACGCGAAGTGGCAAGCGCAGTATCAACAGAACCCTGTTGGTAACGAGTCGGCGATCATCAAACGAGACTGGTGGAAGTGGTGGGAAGCTGACGCCCCGCCCGCTTGCAACTACATACTTCAGACATGGGACACGGCTTTTGAGAAGAATAACCGTGCTGACTATTCCGCGGGAACTACGTGGGGCATATTCACCAACGATGAAGACAACGGTGCAGCCAACATCATTTTGTTGAATACATATAAGAAGCGTGTTGAGTATCCAGAACTAAAAAAAGATGTGCTCGAGGAGTATAAAGAGTACGAACCAGACGGTGTTTTGATTGAGAAGAAGGCCACGGGCGCTCCGCTTATCTATGAACTCAGAGCAATGGGCATACCTGTGCAGGAGTTCACACCGAGTAAAGGACAAGATAAAATCTCGCGTTTAAACTCAGTATCAGACATAATCGCGTCTGGCAAGGTCTGGATACCGCGTACTCGTTGGGCTGAAGAGCTCGTTGACGAGATTGCCGCGTTTCCTTCTGGCGAGCATGATGACTTGGTTGACGCGACTACACTCGCGCTTATGCGTTTCCGCGCGGGTGGGTTCTTACGTTTACCGACCGATGAGCCTGAAGAAATTGAATGGTTTAAAAGTAGGCGCGGCGAGCGTTACTACACAGTATAAGGACATACTATGGCAACAGGAATGATGGACAAAGGTTTATACCAAGCACCTATGGGTCTCTCAGACCTAGCGGGTCAGCCAGACTTAGAGATTGAAATCGAGGACCCTGAGTCAGTAGATATACACGCGGGTGATATAGAAGTCCAGCTCCGCCCAGAGAAAGAAACAGCAGAAACTTTTGACGCCAACCTCGCTGAGTACATGGACGACGGTGAGATGTCGGGTCTGGCGAACGATCTTATAGAAGACTTCGATAAAGATCAAATGGACCGCAGAGACTGGGTGAAGACCTATGTTGATGGGCTGAAGTTGTTGGGCCTGCAGTACGAAGATAGAACTGAACCTTGGCAAGGCGCTTGCGGTGTGTTCCACCCTATGTTGACCGAGTCTGTTGTTCGCTTCCAGTCTGAGGCGATGATGGAGACATTCCCAGCGATGGGGCCTGTGAAGACGCAGATCATTGGCGCTATTGACTTGTTGAGAGAAGAAGCCGCTGCCCGCGTGCGCGAGGACATGAACCACCAGTTAACAGATGTGATGACTGAGTATCGCCCAGAGCACGAGAAGATGTTGTGGTCGTTACCTATTACTGGCTCTGCGTTCAAGAAGGTGTACTTCGATCCAAGTAAGGGTCGTCAAGTAGCTGTGTTTATACCAGCAGAAGATATTGTTGTGCCGTACGGCGCGTCTTCTATAGAGGACGCTGAGCGTGTTACGCACGTGATGCGCAAGACCGAGAATGAAGTAATTAAACTACAAGAAGCTGGGTTCTATGCTGATGTAGATATTGGCGAACCGGGCTATGAGCTAGATGACATCGAGAAGCAGAAGGCTGAAGAGCTGGGCATGAACGCGACTCAGGATGATCGCTACCGCATCCTCGAGATACACGTCAACTTGGACCTTAAAGGGTTTGAACATACAGACAAAAAGGGGCGTGCGACAGGTATAGCTCTGCCGTACGTTGTGACGCTTGAGAAGGGATCACGCACTATTTTGGCTATTAGGAGAAATTGGTATGAAGACGACGTCCTCCATACAAAGCGACAGCACTTTGTCCACTACCAATACATCCCCGGCTTTGGCTTCTACGGGTTCGGGCTCATCCACCTTATCGGAGGCTATGCAAAATCAGCAACGATGCTTATCCGCCAACTTGTTGATGCGGGCACTTTATCAAATCTCCCCGGCGGACTTAAATCTAGAGGACTACGGATTAAAGGGGACGACACCCCCATCCAGCCCGGAGAATTTAGAGACGTAGATGTGCCTTCCGGAAGTATCCGTGACAACATCTTACCCCTCCCGTACAAGGAGCCAAGTCAGGTTCTGATGAGTCTGTTTCAGCAGATTGTGCAGGAAGGCCGCGCCTTTGCATCAAGCGGCGATATGAACGTCAGCGACATGAGCACTAACGCTCCTGTTGGCACAACCCTTGCCCTGCTCGAGCGCACACTAAAGGTGATGACCGCTGTTCAAGCGCGTCTGCACTATGCCATGAAGCAGGAGTTCAAGTTACTCAAGGTGATCATTGCTGACTACACACCAGAAGAGTATGACTACAAACCCGAAGAAGGTAGTCGCAAGGCTAAGAAGTCTGACTACGACTCTACAGATGTGATCCCTGTTAGTGATCCAAACGCTGCGACTATGGCGCAGAAGATCGTGCAGTATCAAGCTGTACTACAATTAGCACAAAGCGCACCGCAGTTATACAACTTACCGCTTCTGCACCGTCAGATGATTGAAGTGTTAGGTATTAAGAACGCCAGCAAGTTAGTACCTGTAGAGGACGATCAAATACCGACCGATCCAGTACAAGAGAATCAGAACTTGTTGACTGGCAAACCGGTCAAGGCATTCATGGAGCAGAACCATGAGGCGCATATCCAGACGCACATGTCTGCGATGCAGAACCCGAAGATCATGCAG